ATCTTGCTAACCTCTAATGTGACTGGTTTACCTTGTAGTAATACTGCAGATACTTTTCTATACATACGTTCATAAGCATTACGTGACTGTCCAATCATACCGTCTTTACCTAAGTCAAGATCTTGTTGAGTATTTCCTGTCAATATACAACCCGAAGTATGCTCATCGGTGTTGCCAGAATGAACTAATATGTATTTAAAGTTAGGTACATCTTGTAATTCAAGCATACCGTAGTGTGCATTCTTATATCTTGCGCTGTACTTAGTGTGAAATCCGCCAACTTTTCTGAATTTAATTTGATATGTACCTTCTGGTATGCAGGTTTCGTGCATTACTTTTACTGCTTGGTACTGGTCTTCTAGTGTGTAGCATTCAAACTTACCGTCAATGAACATCATTCCATTGGTAGCGTCAATGCCAAACTGTGTTCTTACAACTTGTATCTTCATTCAGTCTCCCTGTTTATCTTAGTATAGTCTAAACAATCAGGGTTTGTACAGTATAATTTATAAGGTTTTACCTGTACTTCAAGTGGTTGTCCGCATTTAGGACAAGATACTTTCAAAATATATTATCTGTTTGCTGCCCACATATTATCCACCATATTAGGGTACTTACGACCATTAGCTTTAGCTCTTGCTTTAGCTTTAGACTTCTGTGCAGGTGTTAGCTTCTTGCTTTTACCTAATCCACTAGGTCTTGGTTTGTCCCATACGGGTTTACTTTTTTTTGCCATGTTACCACTTTACCTTATCTGCCCAATAAGCTGCAGACATTTTGCCTTTCTTTATGTTCTTCGCGTGTCGGGCTTTAAAAGACTTACGTCTTGCTTTAGACTTAGCGTCAGTTTTTTTGCCCGCCCCTGAAACGCCTTGTTGTCCGAACCTGATTAACTTAACCTTACCGTTCTCTTTAGCTAGTACAGCGTGTGACTTACTAGCTTTAGGTGTACGTTTAGGTTTGTTGTAACCAGAGAACTTTTCTCCTCTGTACTCTATTGCCATATTCTATCCTTTAGACTATTACTTAGTCATTTTTTTCTTACGCTTGGAAGTATATCTTTTTTTCTTCCCTGTTTTGCTGTAAGGCATTACCTGCTCGCTTTCTTTTTGTTTGTTGCTTCTGGTTTATCTTTACGTAAACCTATTGTTAGTAACCATAAACCTAATGATATAAGTATAGCAATACCAACTATGTCCTTAGCTGTACCAGTAAGGGTTAGCCATGCTATAAAAAAACCAAGTAATGTAAAGGTTTGTGCTAATGTTTCTTTAAGGATCTCTCCTAACCAATTGATAAATTTCTTAATGTATTTCATGTTCTTCTTATTCTAACTGGTACTACCGAGACACTAGCTATAATTTGCGAAGCTATGATAACTGGTACCACAACTTCTTGTGCTTTTTCTTTTTGGTCATCAGTCATATCATTACCTAAAGAAGTAAGGTCTATGTCTTGTACTTGTATATCTATAAAAGAACCTATAGGATCTGCTAAGAATTGTTCTGTCTGTACTTCTGTAACTACATCGGCAAGTGTATAGTCTTCTACATCTTTATTTTCTACAGCTTTAGCAACGTATACTTCTACTGCTTCTGCTACTGCTTCATCATTCTTAACTGCTTCTGCGACAATAGCAACGTCTTCTGCTTTATCTAAATTTAAAACTTCTGCAACAGTTTCTACTTGTTGTTCTGTTAATTCTTGTACATCAGCAATAGCTTCCTCAACAACAGCTTGCACAACATCTTGTACTTCCTGCGTAGCTTGGTCAAGGTTTTGTACTCCAACATCGTTTACTTCGTCAAGGACTTCAACAACTTCTTCTTCGGTAAGGTCTTGTACATACTCTTGTATTGCTTCTTCTTTTGCTTCTTCATATTCCTCCTCTGTTAAACTTTCAACATCTTCTTCTATAACAGGTATATTCACAATGTCTTCTATTTGTGAAATCTCCTCTTGTATTTCTTCTTCTGTAAGTTCTTTTACATCTTCTGTTTGAACTGGTACTTCAACCAACTCTTTAGGAATAGTGTCTTCCACAATCGGTGGAACGTCTTGCTCGACAATATCTTGTTCTTTATCAATCGGTATAATATCTTCATCTATTCCTTCCTCTATAATTATTACAATATCTTCTGGAATGTCAATGACTATTTCTTCAATGACAATAGTTTCTTCAATGGTATCAATAGCTTCTTGTATATCCTTTTTAATAACTTCTTCATCTGTAAGTTCTTTATCTTCATCTTGAATGACCACATCAGGTACCACAACATCATTGTCGAGAAGTTCTTTTTCGGTATCTTTTGGTTCATCTTCTACAATTATAATATCTTCTTCTACGATGTCATCATCTTTTACTTCTTCTACGGGTTTAGGAATATCACAATCCCCGCGCTCTATCTGTGCGTTAGTCATAAAACAACCGTACTCATTTTCATTATCTATACGTTCCTGATCTCTCTCTATAGTTCCATCATTAACGTCTGCTTGTGTATAGGTCTTGTCAACACCTTCTACTTTTACATCTACAATAATTTCTTCAGGTGTAGGTGGTGGTGGAGGTGGTGGAGGAGGAGGTGGAGGAGGTACAGTTGTAGTTGTGGTAGTTGTAGTAGTAGATGTTGTAGTAGTAGATGTTGTACTAGATGTTGTAGTAACAGGTATTTCTACATACTGCCAGTAAAGTGTATCTAATACAGATATATCAGTTAATATAACTTCAAACTTTGTAATAAATTTATCTGTGTTGGCTTCATCATTGTTGTAATCAGTAAATGATTTGTAAAAATCATCATACATAGCATTGCCGTCTTCTCCCCAAGATTGCGCTGCATTGTTTATAGTTTCATCTGTTTCATCAGAGTAGTAATACTTTACATCATAAGTATTATTTACTGCACCAACTAGAAATCCTACTTCATATACATCTTCTGCAAATTCAAATAGATAAGTACCACTTTGTAAAGCTAGTGAACAACCTGTAGTTCCATACCTACCTTGTTCATTACAGTAAATATACGCAGCAGTACTACCTCCGCTTATAGTTAAACCTGTTTCGTATGTACTATCTTCAAATGCTTCATTGATAGTAACTTCATTAGGTACTTCTTCTGCAAATACAGGAATAGGAACTATAAGAAAAAGTACGATACATATCCGTACTAGACTATTAAATTTATATAACACGGAACTTACTTAGTTCCGCAACAACCACCACCGCAACAACCGTCACTACCCATGATCTATTCCTCTCCCGTTCATATCATTATGTGTTTTACTATCGAGAATACCGAATGCCTGGTTGACTTCCTCCATTGTAAGTTGTCCATCATTAAGATATTTTCTTGCTAAGATTTCTAGTACGTTAGCTACTCCAAGTAATCCTGCTAGTAGTGCAGAACTAAATACGTCTATACCTACAAGACTACCTGCACCTATAACACTTAATGCTTGTGCTATAAAGACAGCTATCATACGTTTAGATATATTCCAATACAATTTGTAACCCTTCATTGCATAGATAAGCTACCAACGATCAATACAACCGTAGCAACTAATCCCAGTACTTTGTAAAATTCTGTTTTGTCCAATTTGTTATCTAGTTTTTCTTCTAGTTTATCAAGTCTTTCAATGACCATAGTTAATAATTCCTTTTGAGTAAAGCCGTTACCGTTAGTACTCATGTTTATGGTAGGTCATCGTGGGATAGAAAATCCCATTCCTCGTCATACATACGATTATTTAAGTCATATTGACTTACTCTTTTAATAAGTTGTAGAGTTTCTTTTAAAAAATAACCTAATAAAAATCCTATTAAATAATCCATAAAAGACATTATAACATGCTCTTAATTGAGGTATCTATATTTTATGTTGTTTATAAAATTTAGGTTGTTTTTTATAACCTGTTATAAAGTTTTCATTAATTACAAAATTTGACTTTTCTAAATAATTTTCATCGTATTCTTTTTTTGTACCTTTGCGTACTTTTAATTTAATATCTTCTTTTTTAAATACGTGTACATAAACTAATGGTGTACCTGCTTCTATTGTACAATTATAATTTTCAATAGAAAAAGGGAATGCAACATAGCCCCATTTGTCTGCTTCAACTACTCCAGTAAGCATTCTTATATCATTTCTGAAGTTGTAAAATGGATCTTGATACATAACACTATAACCATCAGGGACTAATATTTTATATGGCATACCTAGTTTTAATATAGTTCCTTGTGGTGTCTTACCTATAGGCATATCTCCTACTTGGTGTTCAGTATGTGCGCCTAATAATTTTTCTTGATGATAAGTGTCAGAAGTAAAAGCGGCATAGGTAAAATCTTTACCATCTACTTTTTCTGTGCCTATATAAAGTTTACCCCATAAAGGTAATACAATACCCTCGCCAAAATAATCTTGTATTGCAGGACATTTTTTAGCTGTAATAAATTCATCTCCTGAAGGGATATTGAGATGTGAGTCTTTCCAACTTTCTCTATAACTACCTGGTTTTAAATTTTTCCACCAATCAGGTAATATCTCTTTAGCTTTTACTGGTGGATACAACCTTAATAAATCTTCATACTCCTTACTCTTGGGTATAATCGTAATTTTCACTTTTACTGTACCCCCCTTTAAATCTACTAATAGTTACTAAATCTATTTTTTTAATAAATTTTTTTAATTTAGCGTCCATATATTTAAACTTGTATTTATATTTTTCTTTTTTGTAAGGAACTATGTAACAAATCGGCTCGCCTTTTTTAATTAACAATTCTTCTTTTTCAGTTGTGATTAATATTTGTGTATTAAGTTGTGTCATTTTGTCTTGTTCTATGACACCGTAAGTTGCAAACCAATCAGTATTGAAATGTAGATTTAAAGGTATATATCTTAATGCGTATCCTTTTGGTAACATGCAATGAAATCTAGTAGCTAATCTAAATACAGCTTTGATAGGTTTACCTGGTATATGATTTACAAATTGATCATCTTTGTGATGATTCAAACCTACGTTAGGATTAGCTGTTATTCCTTGCCATTTACCATTCATATTAAATAAATGAATGTCGCAAGGTGCTACTATAACATAAGTATTTTCGTGAAATATATTTGCAAATGAAGGACACACTTTGGTAGTTCTCCAATTAGGAACTATCTTGCTAACAAACCATGAGTGATTTTCAGGCATATCTACAGGCATATCTTTGTACCATTTTGGAACAAAATTTTTAGCAGGTTGAGGTTTAATATCTTCCATATCTAAAAACTCATCATAATCAGATGTAAACAATATATCCACCATAATTAAAGTATACCTATAATGCGTTCAAACAATAGAAATGTTTGACTTTTTGTTCTACAAAGTTTGTTGTACTAGGACCGCTAACTGTATCATCTATAATAAAGGAGGAACCTGCATAAAATAATAAATCAAATGTAGAAAATCCTGCGCCACCACCACTATCTGGTAATAAATCTATATCTTCATCAATAGGTTTATTTCCTATAGTGTCTATACCTAAAGATCCACCTTCTTTTAACATTAATAATATTGACATATAATTAACTATAGCAGGTATAATTTTGATATGAAGAAATTAGTAGTGTTAGGCGATGGTATAGCAAGTATGCTAGCTATTAATTATTTTAAACTACATACTGATTGGGAAATAGAATGTCTCATAAAACCTGATAGTAAGCATTGGGACGTAGGTATTAGTTCTGCATTAGATACTCCCTTCCAATTAGATAACGTTAATTATTTAGACATAGAAAAATTTAATGCTAATTTAAAACTAGGAATTATGAAAGAAAATTTTAATGGTAAAGATTATTTTCAATCGTATAAATTAAGCAACGCCAGTTTACAATTTAATTCTAAAGATTTCATTGCGTATTTAAAATCAATTAACAATATTAAATATACAGAGACAGATGACTTCATTACTGATAGTGCAGATTTTATTATCGATGGAAGCGGCGTGCCTGTTATAGACGATAGTTATAATATTATAAAAAATATACCAGTTAATACTGCATTAGGAATTAAAATACCACACGAATATCCACCATTTATGTACACAAAAATAAAAGCAATGCAACATGGTTATATCTCAATGATACCAAGCAAAAGATATTTATTTGTTACACACATGTATAACTCAAATATAAATACAGAAGATGAAATACTAGAAGATTTAGAAAAAATGTTTCCTATAAATAAACATCAAACAATACCTTTTAAAAATTATTACAAAAAGTTTCCATATAAAAATAACAAAGTATACATTGGTAATAAAAACTTTTTTGTTGAACCTTTTGAAGGCACAAGTTTAACTGGTATTAATATAACTATTAACTCTGCTTATCATTTGTGGAACAACCCAAGAAGTTTTGAACCACAAGCATTGAGAGATTATATTGATGAAGCAATAGATACAATTCTTATGCACTATTTAGCTAATAAAAATATTGATACTGCCTTTTGGAATACAGCTAACAGTTTAGCTATAGATCATTTTACAAATAGTACATCTAATAATTTTAAAAATAGAGTATTAAATATATACGATCCAAGAGTTAAATACAGTTACTCACATTTTTATGATCAAAAAATGTTAAAAGCTAATTTAGATTATTTAGGTGTAGGAAGTCTATTCCGTAACTTGTTCGGGAATTGAAACTCTACCATCTTCCTCGTAGGTATTTTGCCATAAAGTTCCATCTGCAACATTAAACCAACGTGGATTACCCTCGCTATCTACTCCTGGTCCTGTATATGATTCATCATCGGGATTATATTTATTACCCATAACTTCGACAGTAACGTTTTCAGCTGCTTCAAAATGATTATCTAAGTCACTAAATAAATTTACAGTACCATCTTCGTTAGTGTTTATTATATTGTCTTTAACTGTTTTATATCCAACAACTATGTTTGCTGTAGACAGCTCTATAAAATTTTTCATATCTTACTATCCCTTCTTACCAAAATTCTATTATCTCTCCAGTAAAATTCTGTCCTACTAATTTTGTTAATGTAGTACTGTCGCTTAAATACCAAGCAGAACCTTGACCATCATTCCCACCTTTAAAATAGTTTAACACGATAGTTTTATCGGGATCTACTTTTTCAATAGTATATGGACTTGTTACTCTATCAAGTCTCTGTATTGATTTAATTGTTTTACCTTGACCAGGTGTAATTACATTTCTAGCCATTAGTTATACTCCACTACTTCTTGATAAGAGTTACCGCTATTTTGGTTACTGTATGTACCTTCACTTTTAAGAGCAATATTTGTAGTAGTAGATAGATGTGCAGAGTTATTGGCATTAAGCATACCATGTGCATGTTTAGAACTATGAAATAAAATAGTTTTATCTAAATCAACTTCTGTAATAGTTACATTAGCATTACCATTTGAACTGCCATGCGATTTATGTTGTATATTTTTTAAAACTGATACATTGTGTACTGTTCTCATTAATAATACTCCACTACTTGCCATGATACATAAGGATCACGTCCATTACCGCCAGGTCCATTTGAATATCCTTGAAACATATCAACCTCTATATTAGTAGATGAAGTTAATTGTACTTCAGGTTTTGAAAAGGTACTCAAAAAATAATGTGTGCTTTGCCATGAGTGTATTCCACCTGCAGTATCCCAACTAGCATTACAATATAATACTGCGTTGTTTAGATCAACTTCAGTAATTGTAATATTAACAATATAGCTACCTTGATTTGTACTAGGTGCAATTAATTGTTGACCTCTTTGTATTGTTTTAATTCCTGAAGCAGGTGTGCTTTCACTTCTAACCATTATACATACTCCACTATTTGTATAGACCAACTTGCTGTTGGTTGATTGTAATTATGACTTTGTCCGTAATATACACGAACAGTTGTAGAGTTTGTTAATTGAGCTGAATTAGTACCTGCGTCAAAACGCATTTGTGTGTCATTACCACCAGTACCCCATTGGTACCAATATCCACCAACCATATAACTTTCAACAATTAAAAATGTTTTATTTGTATCTACTGCTGATATAGTTACGTCAGTAGACCTGGTACTGTGTGAACCACCGCCACCTGCACCTGTATCAGGAACATTAGCGCTGCCTGTAATACGTTGTATAGATTTAATTTGTTGTACGTTAAGATCCTTTTCGGAATATCTCATTTTGTATCCTTAAATCTATACTGTTTCTTCAATTCCCCAAACATTGACAACGACACCTGTTGCGTCAGAACTTGTAACTACTATGCTTCTACCTGCGTTAAGAACAATGTTAGTTCTTTCAACAATAGATTTACTAGCTAAAGTTGCGTCATCTTCAACTGTATCTACAGCGTCAAATGAACCATCTGTTTCATCAGGAACAGCTAAATCGAATGTTTGAGAGCTAGATGAGACACTTGCAATGTTTACATTAACTACTGCTAATGTACCTGCAGGACATGTATAAACAACTTTATCTGAACCTGTTGAGGCAGATGTAATTGCTTTCTGTCCTAGTATACCACTTGCCATCTATTTCTCCAATCTTATATTATTACTATAACACATCATAATTACCACTAACCGTTTAATGCGAAGAATAGGTTACTAGAATTTAAAGATACAGAACCACCACCGCCGCCACCTAAACTTATTTCTCCTGCACCACCCATAGCTGTATGACTTGAACAATAGTAGTACAAAGTTTTAGTAGCGCCTTCTATTCCTAAAGTTTCTGGTGTTACTTCTATTTGTGTATATGCACCTGTAGTGCCAGGTGTTCCGTTAGTAGTTACATTAGTAGTAAATTCAGAACCTGAACCATGTGTTCCATCTTTAGTAGCAGAAAATCTGAAAGGGTGATTTGTGTTAGAACTATCTGATTGATTAAAATAATATTTAAAACCTATCTTGAATAAAAAATGCGAAGATCTTGTACCTGCACCAGTATCTGTACCTGATAAAAAGTAAAAAACATTTTGACTACCGCTACCATCATCAGCTACCTTAACATCTATGTTTACTGTTTGTGATGCTGTACCTTGCGTCAAACTATCTATGCTTGCTTGTAATGAAGTATCTGCTGTATCAACATAAGATTTATTTGCAGCGTCTGCTGCTGCTGTAGGTGTAGTAAGGTTTGTAATTTTATTATTGTTAGCGTTTAAGTCTGCAGCTAGTTTAGGTGTACCTGCTGTACCTGAAGCATAACTCACATCTACTACTTGACCAATTGCGTCAAACATATCTTCATATACTTGTTGTACAGGGACCATACGCACTACGGAGTTCTGTGGGTGTGATAGTCCTGAAGCTGCTGATGATCCTGTTAAATATCTATTGTCTCCAGTAGAAGTTACTAACTGTGTAGAAGTAAATGTTCCATCGAAAAATACATACTCACGCTGTGTTGCACTATCGGGTTCAATAACTAAATAACAAGGACTTGTCAATCCTGAAGTGGAAGCTACTGTTGCTGTTGTGTCTGTAGCACCAAATGTACTAGATAGCGTAGTTTCAAACGCATTCCTTGTAAATGTTTCTGCTGCTTTTCTTGTACTTGCCATATTCTAATTTCTCCTGTTTAGTATATCACACACCAAATTGGTGTATTCCCAATCTTCCAATACCAAGCGCACCTAATGAAGTAATCTCTCCAGTTGCAGACGCTTGTCTCTGACCACGTACTTGTATAGTACAAAATACCATAGTAGAACCTAGCTTAGTAATCTCTTGTACAGGTAAGGTAACATTTTCTACAATGCCTCTAATTATTTCATCAGGTTTAAAAAGTGTTAGCGTTACTGATTTACCTTCTAATTTTTTTACAGCGTCAAATAATTTTTTACCAATGCCAGGTATATTTTTTGCACGTTTACCTGGACGCTCTATACGATCAGATACGTTAATAGGAATACGTGCAAGTATGTCTTCTGGTTCTGGGAAAGCACGATAACTATATGAGTAAACTTCTGGACTAGCTGTCCTACCTGAATCAGAAGTTATTGTTAACTTAGGAACTAGCCACCTATTAATAACATTGATCATAGGTACTTCATTGCCACTCTCTGATGTTTCTATTTTAGTTAAAGTTGAATAACTTATAGCATTAGGATTTTCTAATGCGTCTAATTCAGTACTAAATTCTGCTAATACGTTAGAACCTGCAGGTATATCGTTAGTGTAAATACGACCACCTATCCATTGTTTAGCTTGTGAAGTATAGAAATCTGCAGCAGGTAGTATTAAATAACCGTCATCAACTAAAGTAGCAGCTTCTTTTATTAAACCAATAGCTGCAACTATAAAAAATAATTTACCATTAGCTATAGCTATACCTGTTACTTTACCTGATGTACCTGTGTAATATATATTTCGTGCATACCCTAGTGTTGGTAAGTAAATAGAATATAGATCTGTTTCTGTTGCGCTATCTATTACACCAAAATATATTTGATCTCTTGTGTTAAAGAATGCAGTAGGACTTTTATCTACTGTTGTATCGTTGTCTCCAAATTCTTTTATAAGTTGTCTGTCGTCAAGTGTATAAAGCACACCATCTGTTGCGATAGTTCCTCTATATACTCTACCTATTTTGCCTCCACCTGATGATGACTGTGAAGTAGAAAAGAAAACAATTCCATTACTTTCAGTCATATCGACTATATCTTCGCCCTCAATAAAAGTTTGACCAGACAATACAAGACCAGAGGTACTGTCATCTTTTATAGCATAAATATATCCATCATCAGAAGCTGCTAAGATTACAGATCCACCGTCTATAACACTTGTCCATAAAGATCCTGATGGTAAAGATTTTATAAGTGGAGGACTGTTTGTACCATCTATCTCGTGTAAGTGTCCGCTTGTGTCTATAGCTAAAACATAATTTTTTATATAAAATAATCCTGTGTATACGTGTGATGAGTGTAAGTTCATAACGTTACTCCAACCACTTGGAATGTCATCAGCGTCAAGTTTTCTAATAATACTATCTGTACCGTCATTTAATGAAACATACAACTCGTGTCCGACTAACACCATTCCTGTTACATTAAAACTTGGACCTGCTGAATAGGGATCTGTAGTTGTCCAGGTTTCTCCGCCATTTGATGAATAATGTACATCGTGACCTTGTGACACGTATAAAACATCTTCATGTGATATAAGGTTTTGATAAGCACTAGCGCTAGCTCGTGCAGTAACAGCAGTTGTTTCGTTTAATAATTCTATAGAGTATGCTTTACCACTATCATCTGCATTTTTAAAAACGTCTATACCTTTACTATCAAAAAATCTTCTGAAGTCATTTGTTCCTTGCACTCTTTGGTGTGCTTGATCTAATCCTGCACCACCAGAAAAATCTGATCTTGCGTATGACTGACCAAACTCAGCTCTAAATTCTTCAGGTACTTGTGCGGTGTTAACCTGTTGCGCAGATAATGGTGCAGTAGTAATAGTTAATTCTCTACCTGGTGCTACTGCTAAACGTAAAAGTATATCAGTAATACCATCAGATATTTGTGCTTGGTATCCAAAAGCTAACGGGTTGGAAACGTTTGACGTTGAAGGTAAAGGCATTAGGTAAAGCTAATTCCGTATAACTCTACGCCTTGCGGAAATCGTGAACGCTGTTCCCTTCTTGCTCTGTCTAACAATACTCCATAATATCGAAGTAAAGCATTTCTAAGTCTTTCTCCAGAACCAACAGGAACACCTCTTTGTTCTAGGTTTTCTGTTATATAGTTTTGTGTACTTGCGTCAACATCTAACTCTGACAATAACTGTGCTACAGCACCAACCATAACTATTTGCTCGTGAAAATCTTCTAGTCCTGATACAGCATTTAAGTCATCAGTTTCTGCTGATGGTCTTGTAAACTTTGAAGCATATACAACATATACACTCTTACCTGATGTTGGAGAGGTAGGAAACTGTACTGCTGCTTCTGTTGTAGATCCTGCAAAGTCTGTTAGTAATTCAAGTGGTACATCTGTATAACTTGTAGTAGTTCCACCAGTTGTACTGTTGTCTATTTTTGCTTGTAAAATTCTTTGTGTTCCTGCAGGCATTTCTACAAATTGTGTTGATGAGGTTGTAAGTGTTGTCTTCTTTACAGCGTACAATGCAGGAAATAAACCAATGACTTGATCGCCAATGGAATTAGTTACGTTTAGTCTTGGATACTTTGGTTTAAGAATAATGTCAGTATCTTCTGTATGTTCTGCTGCAGTAGAACCTAACCTACCACGTTCAATTGTTATCTCTCTAGATACTGTGTTGATGTCTTCAACCATAACAAGTTCACTATCAATTTCCAATACTGAACCCGCACCAATAAGTTCTTCTTCTTCTGGTGTAAATAGTCCTTCTTTGTATTGTAAAGTTGTACCAGTTGATGTAAGACCTTGACCACCACCAGTAATGCTATCTAAGTTAGCAACTTGTGTTAAAGGTTCTTGTTCTTCTACAGGTCGTAAATACTCTCTGTAGGTTCTATCAATTAGCTGTCCTAGTGTAGACATGAATACCTACCTTTAAGCAGTTCTAAATATTAATTTAATTTTTCTGTCTGCAGCTTCTGTTCCGTCTGAAGTTATCCTAAGATAACCACCGCTAGCAAAAGCCCAACCGCTAGGATCTACACGTGTTGCATTACCTGCACTAACTGTGTATGATCCATCTACTGAAAAATCAAAGGTAATGTTTGAACCAGTCATAGCAGATGGGAATACGATCCCTGCTAAAAGCATGTTATCTACGTTGACTGATGTACTGTTACTTGCGTCATCTGAAATGTCTATTAAAGCTACTTCGCTTTTACTTCTACCGTATACCATATTGTAAATTCTAACATACTCAAAACACCGCTATGGTGGAATAGCGGTGTTTGAGTAATTATTGAATAGGAATTAACCTATTACGTTATCGATCTGACAATGGTATTGTTGTGGACCAAAGTCCATAGCCATTTCCATGTATACAGCTTTAGCAATTCTTGCGTTATCTGCTTGATCTAAGTCTCTAACGAACATTGTTCCATATCCTGGGATATTTAAGAATATTGGTTTAACGAAACTAAGGTCAACGATAAATGATTGCTTAGAACCTGAAATAGTACCTGCTGGTAAGAAGTCAGATAATGCTAGTCCGATTGAACCGAATGGTGTAACGATTGTATCAATGTCAACACCTCCAACATTTCTGTCTCTTGGTAAGATACCATAATTTACAGATCCAACTGTAGCTTTAACGAGTTCCTTGTTAAGATCCAACAACATTGTTGGAGATACAAAGAGAACTGGTTGTTTCATTGGTGCGCCTGCGTCATACAACGCCTTCATACCACTAGCTATGATGTCCCAGTTTAGTTTTTGTGCTGCAGGAGTTCCTGCACCATCATCGTTATTTACTGCAGTTCCGCCTGATAGATCTTGATGTTCTTTCAAACCTCTCATCTGACGGTTGCCTGTTGTACCATCGTTGTAGGAAGCATTGAATGCTGCCCACTCTACTTTTTTAGCTACTGTCTCTAATACTAATTCCATTTGATAAGCAAGCTCATCATTGATTGGGTTAGTTCCTGCTAAAGCTAATGCAGGATCAGAGTTTTTATAGTTGCCCGCTAAGTTGAACGGTACTATTTCTCCAGAAGCAGCTTGTGCAGTATAAGAAATCTGCGCGGCTTCATGGAATATTTGTAAAACACCTTGTTGTGCTGCTCTGCTTCGTCCTGAATAATTAGGCGCGCCGCCTTCGTCATCAGGAGTTACTGCAGAAACTGCCGCATTGTCTTGTGTTTGGAATTGGAAGAATGTGCTGTTTGTAGCAACTCCGCCATTCAAACCACCTGCAGCAGCGAGTAGTGGTGTTCTATGAGGTGTTATTTTAAATAATTCGCCAGTAAAGTTGTTCACGTCACTAGCGACTACTGGATTTGCACCTGATATTGCTGCCATTTTCTACGTCCCTTCTATTTGTAGTTAATTGGTTTATTGATTTTTTTGTTGTTCTTGTAAGGCAATTTTTGCCCTTAGACTATCTCTTACAGAAGTCTCTGGACTACCAATAACGTCTTGCATTTTCTGTGTCCAATCAGCAGGTTGTTGTGCAGATGAGTTCTGTTGTATCTGTTCTAACTTACTGTCACTTTCAGCGATCTTTGCAGCAGCTACTTCGTTGTTCTGCTGTACTTGGGTATCGATGTTATAAGTGTCTTTAAGCCATTGACCTAACTCTGAAGTATTTGGTTTTCCGTCATATAGATCGAAAGCCATTTTACCTGTACCAGAGTTTGGATCTAGTCCAACATCTTTAAACATAGAAGTCTTTACGACATTCTTTAGTTCTTTATTCTCTTGCTCAACTGATTTAAGTTTATCCCTTAAACCTTTAATACCTTCGTTGGTATCGTTGCCGTCCATTATTTGTTCTCCGTTATCTGTCATTTGATAATCTCCATTTCTCACACAATTACACCGTTCTCCAATAAGGTGTGGTACATATTGGGAGTGGTTACATAATTATTATTACATGTTGAATGGGCGCTGTAACATACGCATACAACACCTCTACGAATTAAATACGTGGTAAGGACGTAGGAACCCTTAACCAGAGTGATGATCTATTATTTACTTGGCGGATACTGTCAACGCCAATACAATTAGTATAACACATAAAAACACGGTTAATGATTTTTTTCCTGTTTCTGTTAATATAATTTTATAAGCGTCATTCCACCATGTCCATGCTTTGTCAGACTTGTAGTGACCTTTTTTATTTCTAGCACGTACCCATTTAAACATTATTGTTCAACCAATCCAGTTATACCTGCTTGTGTAGCTGCTGCGCCACCTTCTTGCGTAAAGACTGTAGCTTGTTCTCCTTCAAGTCTTGCACGAACTTGGTCTGCAACACCATCTCCAAAGACTTCACTTTCTATAAACTCTGATAAACCAAAGATGTCTTCTCTACCAGTAAACCTGCTAGCCAATCTTTGTAACCTAGGCAACTGTGTCTCTGCTCTAGCTGCTAACTGTTGCGCACCTGTACCTGAAACACCTGCACTAATAAGTCTTTGTGCTTGTTCTGTTGATATAGCAAAGTCTTGTTCTAAGAATGCACCACCAATTTGTGATACTTCAACTCTTTGGTTAATAATATCTGCTGATACATCTTCTGATATAAAGCTAGCAAATATAGCTTCGTCTGTAATATCTTCAGTTGTTGGAAATATATTAGGATAGTTGTTAACGTAGTATTGTTTTACAGCACCAAACTGTGGAAACAATGAGTTGTATGCAACGTTAAGTCTTTCCTCGAATGTTCTAGGTGCTACATCGTTTTCAAATAATGTCTGTATTTGATTTCCAAAATAATCAGGATTAAGGTTGTAATCAGCTAATAAATTAGTGTAATCTTCATCAATCTTAATATAATCAAGTTCTGGTGTTGGTGTATCAATACGTAAAGTTTTACCATCTTCTCTAAAAATTCCAGGAAACTTATCTTTATATGCTTGTGTAGTTCTTAATACACGCAATGCTTCTTCTTCGTCTCCTCCATTTGTATTAAACTCTTGTAAGAAACCTTCAGATAACTCTGGACCTAACCATGGGTAATTAGTTTCTGCGTATGCTTGTGCGTCAAATTCTTCTACTGGATCTCCAGGTACTTCTACAACTGGACCAGGTAAAGGTGGTGGATCTGTTTGTAAACCTTGAAGTTCTAATTCTAGTCTTCTACGTTCTTCTTCTAGTCTTAACCTTTCTTCTTCTAATGCTGCTTTTTCAGCTTCTAAAGGATCTATTAGACCGTTTTCATCTTCTTCTACAACAGGTGGAACTGATGTTACTGGTGTAGTAAAAGCAGGTTCTGTTATTCCTCCTGCTGCAGCTGCTGCACCTGCACTCTGTTCTCTAAGTCTTTCAAGATTATCTACAGTTGGTTCTTCAAAATTTACCTCTGGTTCTGATCTAGGTGCTGATCTAGGAGGTGCCATTACGCCATCAATCATAGGACTTAGTTGTGCTAATCTACCTAAGATACTCATGCAAACCTACCTCCGCCTGTTGCTCGTTGACCAGGTGTACCAAACTTACTTTCCATTCTTGTCTGCAATGTATCACGATATGTTTGTGTACCTAGTTTTGCAGCTTCCTCAAACGCTATATCTTCTCTTTCCTTAACGTCATTAGTAGCCATAAATCTTTGCCATGCTGATGATGTTTCATCTGGTAACTGTCCAGTAACTGTATTCCATTGTTGTCTAAATGTACCTGAAGCAGTTGCATAATTCTTTACTGCTGTTCCTTTAAACTGTGTATATTTGTTTTGGAATGTTTCCTCTAACTGTGGAATAAAAGTTTCGTTATACCAAGTTGGATTAGCTTCTGCTTCTTTAGCTATAGATTCTACATCATAAAATTCTGTTTGCCCAGGTCCTAAAACGTTCTCAATATATTCCGCAATATCTCTTGTCTTTAATATTACATCAAAAGATTGTCCTGTAAGTACTGCTTGTACTTCTGGATCAAGTGTATATCTTATACGTTCATTAACCATCTTGTCTAAAATATTATTTAACTCTGTAGTGTCAGAGATTTTACCTGACTGTAACAAGTTAGTAAGACCTGATACTACGTTAGGGTTTATTGTTTGCACCCCTCTGTTAACCATACCATCAACAATTAGCTGTTGGTTTGTAACAGATTGTTCTGCATATTTAGCAGGATCTGAAGCGAATAGTTCTGCTGCTTGTCTTTGACTAGGTGGTGTAGTTCTATACCAATTAACACGTTGTAAGTCTGCAGTACGTACCGCTTTACCTTCTAACGCATTCTCTATAGCTAATGCTAAGAAATCTAAATTACCTTCATCATCTTCTGACAATATCCATGGGCTATACTTTGCTTCTTCTTGTAATGCTTCTACTAAATGATCATAAGGTTCTGCACCTGCTTCTGCTTGTGAGAATAACAATTGGTTAGCATTGCCAAAATAAAAACTGTTGTTGTACTCTTGTCCTGTAATAGCTGATGAACCTTCTATAACATTCATACCACTATCTACTACAACGTTTGCTACTAAGTTATTTCCTGCTACTTTTTCTTTTACTGCGTTCCAATCTGATATTTCATAACGCCATGTAAATTTACCAGATGATCCTTCAAACTCTGGTATTTGTGCAACGAGGTAGAACTTACTACCAAATTCTGTAATTTCTTCCCATATCTCAAAGTCTTTAGATATAGTGTTTATAAGTTTATTTGCTGTTTTTTCTTGTGTCGCCATTATACAAACTTTCCGCTGAACGTTCTCTTTATTCTATCATACATGTCTGGCTCACTCACTTCATTATTTGCTGTTGGAATGTTGTATGTTTTTTCTAATTTATCTTTTAGTTCTTGTTTGCTTTTTTCTTTTTGCTCTAATGCTTCTTTATATCTATTGTTTGTAGTTCTAAATCTATTGTAACCGTATGGACCTACTTGTTCTGGTGTCTGTGATTTAAACTCTTGTTCTTTATTTTCATCAACTTCTACAGTATCTACTGTATTCATAGGTGTATCTTTTTCAGGTTCTTTAACTTCTACATCATCTTCTGGTGTATCTTCAATTACTTCTTCTTCGTCTGGTTCTTCTGGTTCGTATATACCATCAAGATACTCTCTTTGCTCTGCAAGTCTTTTTATAATACCCTCTGACTGATTACCATATAACTCAACAGTTTTTGCATGTGCCTTATCAAAGTCTCCTATTAATAAGTTACCTGTGATATGTGCATGGTTTAATCCAGTCTTGTTAAATGCTGTAATTACTAGATAATCATAAGCACTATCTTCTAATTGATCTTTTTCAAACTTACCAAATCGTTCTATAAACTTAGGTAAAGCTATATGTCGTTCAACTCTTGCATTAACAACTCTTTGTGTTTCTGTAAGATCTGCCTCAAACAATTCATTAGCTTGTTCTTCTGTTATCTCTTGACCTACTAAATCTTTTACAGCTTGTTTAGATCCACTTAATGTACCAGTATGACCATAGCCAATAGTCAAAGTTCCTTTTATATCTGTTCCCTCTACATAAGGTACTGGTGGATATTGTGCCATGTCATCATATACGAAAAGCACAAGTTCTTCTTTATCCTTAATGAACTCTATTCCACCTTCTGTAATCTCTAGGTTCTTATCAACCACTACTTGCCAACCTGGACATAGCGTCAACAGTACTAAATAAGTAGCTAAGATCATTACGTTCCTTTGTAGCTTGTTGCGTAGCTTGTACTTCTGCGCCTAATACAGCGTCAGCATACTCACTAAGTTTAGCGTCTGGTGTCTCTGGTACAACTAAAGTCTTGTCTGCACCTGGAAACATACGTTGTGCTAGATCATAATTCTTGTTATAATCTGCAACTGCTGTTTGATAATCTCTACTAGATTGTGTATAAAAATCTGCGAATGCAACCATCTCTGCTTCTGATAATTCTCTGTTTATACCAATAGCATTTAACGCACCATCAACTTCTGCTTTAATTTGTGTTGGACTAGGTTCAGTATATACCTGTGGTAATAACGGAGGTCTCTTGTAAAGTCTTTGTTTTTCTTCTGCTAAGTGTGTACCTATGTCAGTAAGTTCATAGTTAGAAGCAGTCATAGCTGATAACATTGCAGCTTGACTATTACCACCCCATGTACCTTGTTCAAAGAACCAGTCATCATAACTAAGATAACCTGCTTGTAGTAAGTCTGTTTGTACTTGCACACGTTCTTGTGGCAACATGTTAAAACCTATTTGTATATGGTCTTGACCACCATATCTACTTGCTGCGTCTTCTGCACTAAGTGTTATTGTTTCTGCTGCTAAATCTCCTGGTGTTAGTTCTTTACCTTCTTCAAATACAGAAGCGAGATCAGGGTTTTTATAAACTGTGTAACCTGGTGTGATACCACCGAACAATCCACCTACTTGATAGTCTGTTTGTCCTAAAATAGCTTCTTTAGCTTGATTAACTATTGCACTATCTTGACTTTGTATAACAGTATATCCACCATCTAGTTGTTGTTCTGTAAGTGCAACTAATTCGCTCTCTGATACAGTTAATTGTTCTGTCTCTCCAGTAGCATTATTAATCTTAGTTACTAAACCACCTGCTTCTTTAACAGTTAAAGGTGTACCCTTATCATCTCTATCTTGTACGTATGAGTTGTATTCTCCACTAAATTCATACTTACCTGGTTCTCCAGACATTATTGGTTCATACAATACTGTTGGCTCTGCTCTAAATCCTACTTTAGGTACTTTAGTTCTACCAGGATCTGTTTCTCTAAATTGTTGTACGCTTACTGATGGTGCGTCATAATTCTTTTTGTACCTATCGTAATCTTCTGATGAAAATAGTACATAACCTTTACCTCCACCTGGTTTTACAATTGCACCTATTTGTCCTGTTGTGTCATACCATTCGTCTAATTTAACTTTAAGAAATTCAAAATATGCTTCGCTATCTTCTCCGCCTGCTTCTACCCCTGCAGACATATCAAATCCCATAAGTATATCTTGTACTACGTCTAGTGGTGTATTTACTAACCATGGTTTATATTGTCCAGGAGAGTATCCCTGCACAGGACCTTCTAATGGTGTTGCAGCTATAGCGTCATTTAAAGAATTTTCTAATACTTTCTTTGTAACTAGATTAGTACCTAGACCAGTTTGACTTTCTTTGTTTATACTTTGGTCAAATATAGATAATGCTGTATTTACTTTAGCCATAAACATACTATCAGACACACCTTCTTTAACTAAAGCATTTAATTCTTTAGCAAACTCGGAACTATCGTCTAGTTGTCTCTGTGCTTTAATACTGTCAACAATTGCTTGTTTATATTCTTCTGTCACGCTTCTCCCTGCTGTACGGGCAAGTATGCACCGTATTCTAACATTGTATCATAATCGTACTCTAAATCCTCTAAGAACTGTGTCCTCTCTTGGAATAATGGTAATAATAAATTCTGTGCAATAACATAGAAATCCTCATTATCTCTTGACTGTTGACCTATGAAATCTCTTAATTGCTGTCTTTCGAGTAACATAGTACGTGATGTTCTCCAACCTGCAGATGATAAGCCACGTCCTAGTGATTTCTTTTCTAGTATTTTTATATAATCTAATACTTGTACTACTGCTTTACCAGTATCTGTATTTTTGAGTTTAGAGTTCTTTTCCCAATTACTTAACTCTTTAAACTGATCATCAAGAGTTCCTCTTTGTGGTAATCCAGGTATTGTAGAACCAAACCCTGGCAATCTCTGTTGCATTGTAGCTCTATGTACAGCTAATATTCTTTGACGTTGTTTAGCTTGAAATGGATCTGTTATATCAAACTGTTGTAATGTTTGTACTCTTTTGTTTTCCATTGCAAAAGCACCTAAACGTTGGTTACGTGTAGCAACCCATTCTTCTGGTGTCAGTGGTTCACGTTGTTCGTTATATATAGATCTTGTATATGCTTCATAATCAAATGCACCACCACCACCATTAGGTACTGCATAAAATGCTGTAAGTGGATATTGTTCAAACAACTCTGGGTTTTCTTTTTCAAACTGTACACCACGTTCATCAACAGGTCTAGGTTCTATAATTACAGACTTAGGTGTTGCTATATCTAGTGGATTAAAGCCATACTCATCAATAAAGTATTTAGTAGCAGAGAAGTTATCTCCTGGTGCAAATAGGAAGTTACCTGTTACAGGATCTTTAGGTGGTGTCTCTATAAGTTCTCTATATCTATCAGATAGTATTTGCATTGAATACATAGCACCTGCATTACGTGGATCTCCAATATCAAACCTAGGGTTCAATCCTGTAGGTCCAACGAACTGTGAGAATGCTTTTATCTTAGTTAAATTCTTAGCAATACTTCTTGCTTTCTTTAAAAGTTGATCTTGTTGTTCTGGTGTCATATCATCTTCGCCGTTAGCTTTGAGTACACGATATACGTCAATAGTAGAGTTAGCAGCTATACGTGATAGCTCTCCTGGAGGTGCGTCTTCACTAAACATAAACATAGCTCTAACACCATTCTTTAACCACGCAGGCATACCTATTTCTTGTACTAAGTCTCCAGGTGTTTTAATTGTAGGTAAACCAAATGGAAACAAAAACTTTTGTGTTTCTGTAAATTTAGGTGTTCCTTCTAAGAAAAATCCTGCAGGTATAGCTGCGGTTGGACCAATACCAGGTACAACTTCTAATGCTAAGTTAAGTGATCCTGCATAACCAGGTAGTCTTACACCAACATTTCTATCAGAACCAAACAATGCGTCAGATACAAGATCATCTACTATAGGATAATAAAATACTTCTTCTCCTGTTGTCTCGTCTTCTGCTAGGAAACCCTCTCCTTCAACAGGACTAAAGACATTATCTTTCCTAGCGTTGTTAATAACTACTTGCCCACGTCTTGCTATCTCTGGGTTTTCTTTTAATAACTTAGTCCAGGTAGTAAGGATTTCTGCGTATGCTTCTCCGAATGGAAATATGCCTCTAAGGTTGTAGGTTATCTTACTACGTTTACTTAGATCGTATAGTAATCCTTGTAACTCTGATAAAGCAATTGATTTAGCAAAGTTGTCTATATACTGTGCGTCTATAAATCCATCATCGAAACCCGCTGCTTTATTTATATCAGTAAGTTCTCCGTCTATTTGTGTTTTAAGATCGTTAAACGCGTCTAGCAAAGTATCTTTTTCTTTTTCTAGTTCAGTAACGTCCATATCATCAGTAAGTGCTTTATTAATAGCGTCATCTATTTCATCAACTTGTTTGTCATACTTACGTCTAGCTATCTGTAATTCTTGTACTTTTTTAGATTGATCTTTTGTATTATCTACAAATGCTGTACCTAGTTTTGTATCAGCGTCATTAAGTTCTTTAACTTTACGCTCAAACATATCAAGGTTAATCTCTACTTCTCTTTTACGTAACTTCTCTGGTGTAATACCAATGTCAGCTTTTATAGAGTTAAGTAGGTTTTCATTAGGAATGTTAGATTTTCTAGCACCTCCTACTTTAATTGTCTTGCCACCTTGTCTGTAAGTCTTACCTTCTAATAGTATTGTTCTCATAGCGGGTGTCATACGTGGTAGTAAATCATATACTGCACGCCAGTATGCTTGTCTAAATACTGGAGACCTAGAAGCATTGTCTGTTCTCTGTCCCATTATGACATCAAAACTATTTTCTATAAAACGTTGTATGTATTTTTGATCATCTAATACTGTATCTTCAATAGGCGCAGTAACTAGATCTGGTAAGCTATCTCCATATTCTTCAACGATTGTATCGTAATATCTATTAACAGCTTTCTTTTGTGCTTTTTCATCTAGTTTTGTAAAGCTCTTACCAAAAGATTTAAACAAGTCGTCTAGTGTTTCAAAACCTATATCCTCTATGTCCTCTATAAGATATTTAGTTTCCCCGCCAACTTCTACTGTCTCTTTAACAAACTTTAATTGTTCTTCTGTTGGATTGTTTATCCAAACACCATCAGATCGTTTTTGTATTTTATTTAATTTACCACTTAACATCATGTCAAACAAGTCTTCGTTACGTGTTCTATCTAGTCTTAATGGAAAAGGGTTCTTAGAAAAATCTATTTCATCAAACTCTAATCTGTTTATAAGGTCATTTAATAAGTCAACATCTTCATCAAATGCACCACCTGCAACCTGTTGTAACCTAGCTTCTAAGGATTTAGCATAAACATATCGACCACCTGCTGTAGTCATAATGTCTTCGTATCTTTGACCACCTTTTGCATACTCCTCTATAACAGCTTTGGCTCTAGGTGTTTTACCTTCTACCCATTCTTTTAAAACTTTTTCTCTCGCTACAGGATTATTCTTACCTCTAAACAATAACGTAAACAAATCATCTTGGTATATCTTAGAGACTTCATTAGTCCATGCTCTAACAAATTTATTAGCACCTGCTTTATCTCCTGCAAATGCTTCACGTTTATCTAAGATGTCATAGTCATGTGGTCCCATCTTTTTACGAAACTTCTTTTTTTGTTTTTTAAATCTTTCTGCACCACCGAATGCTTCGTCATTATTGTTAGCACCACGCATACGTGATGATCCTTGTTTCCATTCCAAACTTTCTGCAAGAGGATCTCCAAATAAATCTTTGAACTCTACATCTTTTTGTGTCCATTTCTTTGCTTGTTTAGCGTCTGCTTTTTTAAGCAATGATAAAGATAAGATACTTGCAGGTCGCGAAAAGATTGTGTCATATCCTTTAGTAAACATACGTAATTGTTCTTCTCCTACAACACGTAGTAACCATGCACCTCGTAGAAGTACTAATGGTTTCCAGAACTCTGTGTAGTACCAATCAGTACTTTTACCCATAATTCCTTTTTGCATTGCTTTAGGATATTTTTTAAGGAAGTCGTCCATACCTTTAGTACCACCCATCTTGCTTCTTAATATAGACATAGAGTTCATAGCTTTAGCTAATTGTCCTGCGTCTGGCATAGGTATAGTTCTATTAATAAACTCTGTAGTTAAATGTGCGTCAGGTACTGGTCTCATTTTACCACTAATAGTTATTGGAGACATCTTCATACCTGGTTGGTTTACGTTCTTACCTGTGTAAGCGTCTATAAAATACTTACGCATGTCATCTTGTGTCTCTGCAAATATACGTGTAAAGTTGTCAGCGTCCTGTTTGCTTACTTGAAAGTTATCTACTAAGTCATCTCCAACTTCTTTAAGCATTGAAGTAGCAACTTGAAACAATCCTGCTTGGTCTCCTGGACGTAGTACTGCAGCTTGTCTTAATATCTTATCTTTACTATTTCTATTTAAGTCTGTTTGATCTAACCATCTTTTTACTTCTCCATAGCTTTTTTCTATGTTCTCGCTATCTAAATATCTAAGTGGTAAGTCTTTTGTGTAAGTAGAAAATATACGTGCTGCTCTACTATTACTATCCATTAAAGCAAGTTTTGCTACTTTCTTAGCACCAAACAATTGACCTGTACCTTCTGGTACAGTCTTGCTAATACTTTCTGCTGCACCACCTAAAAATCTACCAACTGCACCTACTGTAGGTTTAGTTGTACCAAATGGTAAATCTTTAAAACCAATAGATTGATCTATAAGTTGTGCCATCTCTATTTGTTTATCAGCTGATGATTTAGTAAAGTCTTGTGTAATCTTCATAAATCTACTGACAATCTCTGGATCTTCAATACCTGTAATGTCCATAAACTTACTATCTGATGTAATGTTTGACATGTACTTAACAAGTTTCATGCCACCTGGATCTTTTTGTAAATAATCAGTAACTGACTTAGATGATATAAACGGTAGTCCAAAACCTCGTTCTACAATACCTAATTGTTTTAGTTCTGCAGGTGTAAACTTTGTATCTACTTTTTTAAGCATTGATATTGTTTGATCACTTGCTCTTAACGTTTTAGCACTTTTTCTTGCTGCACCTACACCTAAAGTTAAGTAGTTAGATGGATCAAGAAACAATGCCTTGCCTGCGTCTAGTATTCCAGATACAACATTAAACCCTTTAGTACCTGGTTCTGTAACACCTAACGCTACAGTTCTTCCTAATGAGATAGGTGTTTTAACAGTTTCTCCAGTACCTAGTTGTGTGGATATATTAAACTGTCCGCTCTCCTCTTGCATACGACTATCTATATCTGTAATAGCTGAACCTAGTTGATTTTGTATAATGTTTTGCGCACGTGTATTGTCAAACCCAGACTGTACTAAATATTTATATTCATCGTAATATTTACTATTAGGATTTTCTGGATCGAATACTTCTGAATTAGGTAGTAACCCTTCTCCTAAATTTATTTCTTTACCTTGTGCTAAGTTACTAAATACTTGTTTAACTGTTGATTTACCTGATTGTGCATAAGCGTCCCTAAAGGTTAAGTCTTCTGCATTGTCTCCAATAGTTGCAGCAATCATAGAGTTAATAGGTCTATCTACTGCTGTTCTGTATAAGTCTTCTAATCCTAGTAAACCAAAACGCACGGCACCTTTAAGTGGATCGAATACTTTATCGACTAAAGATTTCTTATTGTTTTCTAAAACACGTTCTGATAACGTACGTAATACTTCTGCTTCTGGTTTTACTTGTAACATAGTCAATGAAGTAATTACATCAGGAGAAAAGTTAGGATATAACTGTGCAATAGTAGAAGCTCTTACTGCGTCTTCTCTAGTTACGCTAGCTTTAGCTCTGTTCCATTGTGTTTTTCTACCCTGTAATTCTTTGTACAAGTCTTGTTCAGTTTTAGGGTTGTCATTATGAAATACACCCATAAATTAACCTAGTTGTGTTGGTGTTCTATTTATCTTTTGTTCTGCTGTTTGTAATAAATTTATAAGTTCTGGTGTAGGATTTATACCTACCATTGCTCTAATTAACATTAGGTCATCTGGTTCTAGCAAGGTACTTTCTTTTTGTTGCATAGTAGAAAATGTGTTAATAGGAGTACCATCTCCTTGTCCAAATATTTCTCCAACCCCACCAGGTAAAGGTGTTATAACTCCAGGTTCTTCTGAAACTATTTGTCCTTGTCCTGCAGGTACAACTGTTTCTTCTTCTGTTGCATTTATGTTGCCTTCTCTAACTTGGTTTACAAGTGCTTTTTCTTCTCCTGCACTTTCAGTTACCATAGCACGTACTTCATCAATAGTAGGTGCAACGCTATCAGTTCTTCTAGATAATTTACCAGGACCACTTACTGCAGCAGGTTTTTTAACGCCACCACGTCTTCCATTTTGCCTACTACTATCAATAGCCATATTCTTCTCCTAAGTTTTCTTGTGGTCCAAACATAATAATTATACCGTTAGGTATGTATTGCACGACCATGCCTTGTGGGAAAGCAGATAACTGTGTCTCTTGTTCATCGTTATCTTTTAAAAAAGTATCATAGTCGTCTAAGTATTCTGTAGTTCTTTGCCAAATATCAAATAATGATGTCTCGCAAATATCTGCAAACTGCATGTTTGTATTATCTTTTGGTTCAGGCATTATTGTCCACCTCCTAGTAATAATGATCTAATGTCTGGTGCAGGTCCTTGTGGTACTGCTAGTTCTCCACCCCCTAGATCCTGACCTAACAATGCTGCTTCTGGTTCTGGTATCTCTGGATCCTCTGCGGTATAAAATTTATCTAAGATTGATTGCATACTATTTGGATTTTTATAAATCTGTACCAATGCCATAGTTGCTTTCTCATCTCCCTGACTAGCTTGTATTTTTAATGTCTCAAACAATGTACGTTCAGCTTCGTCTTTTAGTATTCTATCATTAATCTTCTGAACGTTATCTAAACCGTCCATGTTTTCTTGTAAGGTTTCTTTATCTATGATACCTGCTTGTAGTAACTGAAGTCCAGAAACAATTTTAGTAGGTTCATCAAAACCTGCCATGACACCATAGATACGTCTTGTCTTGTACATACCTTTAATATCTGCTGCAGGTGTGTATTGTTCAGCATAAGCTGTACCTTTTAAGTAACCTGCCATAGGTTTTTTAGTTTGACCGTTAAGCGCCTCGTCCATTTCTAAACGTTTATAATCTAGTTCTTCCATTGCTGTTTTTAGTGATAACTGATATTCCTTGACGTTTAGATCAACGGACGATAATAGTTCTTGCAACCCTCTACCTGTTACAAACGAGTTAGGGGATATAGCGTCATCGCTTACTGGATAGCTAGAACCAACACGAAGTTGTCTCTCTATCCTGTCAATCTGTGTAAACAACTGATACGGAATATTATTAGGTGGTTTAGAAACTTGTGAACCTGGGCTTAGGTAGTTGACTGATAATCTACCACGCTTATAGTTACCGCTTTCTAGTTCTCCAATAATATTGGTTTCTGTGAATACACTATCTTCCATAGCAATAATAGATAAGACGTTAATCTTTGCCATTGCTGCCATCAAACCTAGTACGTGGTCATACTGACCAGTTAATCTATCAAAGCTAAATCTCTTAGAGATAACAAACCTTGGACCTGATTTAAGTGGGTTAGGAGTGTAATCTAAAATCTGTTTTGTATCTGGTAAGAATACGTAAGTACCTTCTTCGTTATAGTACTCTACTAATTCAACACCGTCAGCTAGTTGGTTATCCCAACTTCTCTGGAAACCGTCATGGTATTTAAACTTACTGTAACCTGATGGGAACTGACTACTCTCATCAACCATCACTTGTGCTTGTGGATACATCTGTTTAATAACTGCAGTAGGTACAAGTCGTATAAGTGCTAGCTCTTTAGGATCTTGGTCTGGACCATAATATCCTGGGTAACAATCATAAGGATCTCTAAGTTCTGCATGAGGATACATGATACCGTCTGGCGACATCTTCTGTCTTATTATCCATACACAAAAACCATAACCAGGTAGCCAACGTGCAGCTTGTGGCATTTGCATATCCATCTTAGAGTTTCCGTCTAAGCTAGAAACAATACGTTCTAATTTTTCTGCTTTGCCTTTTGCTCGTTCACTATCTGCATACTGGTCAACTTTAATGTCAGGCATACGCCCTAGTTTCTGTGCAAGATGTTCTAAACCTGAATTGATAAGGTTAGGGATTGGTAAGTCTGTGTCGTAGTTTTTAGCGTCATTACCTAGTAATGCTGCGATACCATTGCTACCGCCATTCATTATAGAACGCACTCTATCACGATACTCATAGTGTCCACTATGCTCGTGCATACCTTTTAAGTCGTCCGTTTTAATAAGTAGTTCGTCAGGTGTTAACATTTACCAAAAAACCTCATTGTGTTCGCTTTGCTTGTAATAGCTATAAGATGGAGTATAGTCACTCTGCACTTCTGATAACATGATTTTTACGTTTGTGCGTATACGTTTCATTGGAAACCAACTTGCCATAACTAAGTCAGTTTTAGTTTTTACATTACGTGAGTTAGAGGCACCTGCTTGTGAAAAGTAGAGTAACTGTTGTCTAAGAATGTTTACTTTACGTTTTGTTTGTGCGTCTGCCCACGGTAAGTTCATCTTCTGTTGTTCATACATACCAACCATACTGGTTACACCAAAGGTCGGATCCCATTTATTTTTATATGTCTGATGTCCTTCTAGTCGTACACCATGTGCTGCTGCCCAGTTTCTAATCTCTCTGTCTTGTCCAATAGCACGTTGAAAACCATTCTCCTCTATTACCCAATGACTTAACCAGTATTTCTCATACCATTCTTTCATTAAGTTATGTGCTTTTTGTATACCACCACCTTGGTCATTCTTGACATCAACTAGCCATACTTGTTGCGTTTTTGCATTATACGCCCAAAGCACCGCTGCTTGATACCCCGTACTTGCAGGATCTAACCCTGCAATCAATGCAGTATGCGGAGGTATATCTCCTAGTTTTCTAGATGTATCTAAACACGCGTCTACACTCTCTGCGGTAAATAAACTCATGCCGTCAGGTATAGCTTTATTAAGATAGACCATTTCAAATATATTTCTACCACCTGTTGTCTCTGCTGACGCTAACTGTTCTATTAACCACTTATGTGTACGTTTTTCTGCCCATAACATGTGTGGTGTATGGTCTAGGGTTTCGTCCTCTAGTGGTATTTCTAAATCATGCGCACGGTCTACAATGCTTTCCCATGCTTGGTTCTCTAAGAGATGATGGTAAAGATCGTCTGGGTGTTGTCTTGATCCGATGACAACCATGCCTGTGTGTTCCTCTTTACGTGACTGTAATGTTGTTGTCCACCAGTTCCTGGTGTTTTCTCTAGCACTTGGTTGCACAGTACTTCCATGATCCTCGATGTCGTCTGCAATAATAAGGTCTGCGTCTCGGGAAAGGATTTTACCTCCCTTTCCAATTGCGACAAGAGTTGGCGACTTAATACCAGAGACTGTTCTAGTTGCAACAGTAAATTGACTGGACGACCAACTTTTTCCGCTTCTATTAGCAGGTCTAAAT